ATTAGATCCTTTGCCCCCATCTGTTGCTTTATTTTGTTTAGTTTTATTTAGCAAGTCCTCACCAAGAGCCATAGTCGCTGCCACTTTTGACTTAGAAAGAAGCTCTTTGCCCACAAGGATATCGCCATCTTTAGATGCAATAGCACCAACTAACGCAGTGACAGGAGAGTCAGATCGAATTGACTGCATGACATTTTTAAACACTTTGTCATTCCCTGTACCGGCATGTATCTTCTGCAAAATCTCAACTTTTTGCTGTGGCGGAAGAGAATCCAATTTAGCTGTTAATGCTTTGGCTTCTTGCCCCGATAGAATATCCGGCTTGCTCATGCCGTACTGAGGCGTGATGAGAGGAAGCGAGGCTACACGCTCTTGAATTTTTCGTGTAAATTCAGGGTCATCAGGGCTAATTGACTGAGCACCAAATTCTCCATTATCAATAGCGTACTGCCATGGATCCTTTGCTCTGTTTTGAACAATGGTAGCAGCGGCAGCTCTTTTAATTAATTCGTTTCTAGCAGTTACATTCAAATGAGGGTCATTTGGGTCGCTTGCTTTTTCATTTTGAATAATGCCCATAAGCTCGCTAGTAGGCTTTACTTTCATCCCTGAGACGGAATCGGCTGTATCACGCGCTATACTGTACTGCGCCCATTTTTGTTCGCCAATTACAGGGTCTTTACTATAGGCAACCATGAACTCTGATTTTGTTCTGCCCTTAATATCTGGCGTAATACCTAACTGTGCTTGCGTTTCGGCATTCTGAATATCTAAGTTGAGTTGGCTTTGCATATTTTGAGTAAGCTTATTTGCCTCGTTTTCGGCATGATTAAGCATTTGATTTTTTATCTTAAAAGGCGTTCCATCAACAACAGGATCACCCTCAGAACTTAACTGTTTTAACGCGGCATTAGGATTTTGAGCAATTCTCCCTAGCCACATACCTGTATAAGCACCATCGGTAAGATTATCATTTAACTTTAACTTTTCATCAGGGGTTAAGGCCATCTGAGAAATTAGATATTTTTGCGTGTCAATTTGTTGCTTAAAGTTTGCATCATCAGGATGGTTTTGTAATGCTTTTGCAGTATTATCAATAGCTTGCGATACCTGATCTAATCTGTAATTTCTTCCAGATTGCGCTTGAAAACTCAAAGCATCATTTGCTAAATTATTACGCAAGCTAGACAGGTGTTGATTATAGAATTCTTTTGCTGCGTCATTCGGAGCAGATTGAATAGATTTTCCTGCCCACTCGTCATAATCTTTTAAAATCTGAGGCGTAAAGCCTTCTGCCGCAGGACCGGCAGAATCTTGCCGCTCAAGCATATGCTGACGCCATTCAACTTGGTCTTTAGCTATCTGATTGCTAGTCCACGCAAGAGCATCTTGCTTTTGCTGCTCCTGAACAGCCTTTGAAACCATGCCTATGGTTCCTGCAACATTTTCTAATGTCTGGCCAAAAGGATCTGAAGAGCTCATTTGTGGCAGATTGCTAGTACCACCTTGGGCTGTTGATGATTGTTGTATTACAGATATCCTGCCCATAATTATGCTCTATAAGTTATTTTACTTGGTTTGCTTTGAAAGCCACCACCAGAAGCATAGCCATTAAGCGCAGCAGAACCAGCATTAAGCGCAGTTGTACTTCTAATTGCCTTTGACTGCATTTTATAAAGATTTGACTGAGATATGCTATTGCTTGCATTGATAGCTCCTTCATATCGAATATTTAACGCATCCATCTCGGCATTAACAGCGGAGGCATGTGTTAAATCGTATCCAGTCCCAGAATTAAGAGATAGCCCTGACTCAGCAACAGAAGCTCTTTGTTGTCCAAGCTCGACAGCAGAACGTCTCCTTTGTGCATCCTCATTAGCAGCAGCCTGAGCCAAAATATTTTCGGCATTTACCTTCTCTACTTTTTTCTGGTAGTCTGCCAGCTTGCGCTGTTGATTGCTCTGAGATATAGATGCAGCAGCTCCTACTGCGGCGAGAATGTAAGGTATAGCAGCAACAGCCATTAAAAAACCCTCGCATACATATAGGCATCTTCGCCATTAGGGAGAACTCCTTTCATAGCTTTCGGAGTTTCTAAAGTAAAACCAAGCAGCTTAACCCACCTATGACCATTCGCATGCCCATCAACAATTAAAGCTTCAACTCTGCCAGTTAATATTTTCAAATAACGACAAACGGCTCTAGTTAATAGGACCATCCCCCTAGGAGTAATGCTTTTTGATAACTGCGACCACATCAAGAAACGATTAGCCCAAAATGGCACAACACCTCCACAAGCTACAATAGCGCCATCAAGTCTTATAGTCCAAGACTCATATCCCGACAATACAAATGCTTGCTCTTGAGTAACATCAGCCTGGCAATCTTGTTTTTCAATTGCTTCAATATCTTCAGGCTTAAATCTATCTATTGTGATCATGATCTATCCTGCGTTGAAAGGACAGGAATTACACTAATAATTGTAGCAGGTAATGGATCTGACTGCTCTATACATACCCACGGGTCCGTAGAATAGTCGGCAGTAAAATCCAGAGGCTTGTCTCCGGTGAACAAAGGTGGAGCCTCATCCATTAGATCACCCGTACCCCTAAAAGGGACTTCTTCAAGCGCTGTAAAACTTGCCCCAAAACTGACGCCCAATGATTCAAAAAACCGAATGATTAATTTATTAATTCTTGATGTTTTGCCTTGACTGGTTCCATCACTACCACCTGCATTAAACCGCATTGTTCTGCATCTGGACTTAAAAGAAAGGCCAATATTGGCATAACCGCTAGGGCCATCTAAAGTAATTGCGCCGCCCGTTACAACCCTGTTAGTTTGAACGGCGCCCTCTGACAAAATGCACACAGACTGACCCTCTAAAGAGCTAAGTCCTGTGACTGTAGTAGTAGTTATTCGCCAGTCAATAGCCAGCGAGTATAAGTACGGCCAAGGCTGAATAATGGTGCATTTAACTTGAATTGTGCTTACGTAGGCCGTTATTAAAGCAACAGCCTTGTACCAAATCTTAGTCTTTCCATCTAATTCCGATATTTTTGAATAACGAAAAGTAATATACCTACCAACGTCGCCGACCGAAAATATTGCCCACCCAGAACTAAAAACACAATTTGTACTTCCAGCTGTTAGTGCATCCGCATTCAAAAAAAGCTGAGCGGCACTAGCGTTTGATGTTGACCCAGTTGCCGCGTACACCAAATTATAAGCAGACCTATCAAGCGTTAACCCAGAATCAACATAAAAAGAACTATATGGGTCGTCATTAAAGTATCTTTCGGCTTTCATGTATTCTACGTAACGCTTGGTGACACCGTTAATTGTTCTTTTTACAATCATCCAGAGATCATCTCTTTGGCAATTTGGAGAGGGAATTACAGCTATTGATTCAACAGCTGCGGGATTATTAAACAGGCCATCATTGTAAATCCCTGCTATCGGATGATTGTGCCATCCGCCATAAGGCGCCTCTTGATATTGCTCTCTGGAATAGGTCATAGATATCAGTCGGCCATCAGAACGAACAGCCCATACCATTGAATAAGGCTCTTGCTGATAAGCAAGCTGAATTATCCCACCCAAGGTAATACCATCAGCCAAAATACTATTGTCTTTTGAGTCAAACTGATTGCTTACAAATTCATAAGCAATATCTCTTAGCTTTGACCCAGCACGTTGCACAAAAAGAATAACATTGCCAACTTGGACGGGCAGCAGGCTTTTTACGCCAAACTTAGAAATAGATGGCGCCGTAACATTGTCTGGCCCAAACGCCAAATTTGTGGTTATCGATTGAATGGAAAATTCCCCACCAGTAGCTCCGCAAATCAATGAGTCAGAAGACATAAGCCATTGTATAGAATTAACTTTGTTTGATTGAAGTGGTAAACTGATTGCCGCATCTGTCACAACATTACCGCTTGGGTCCTTAGAGTTAAAGTTATCGTAATCGCCAGAAACGGAAAGCCATATATTTTGTCCTTTGGATAATACTAATCTTTCTTTGTAAAAAGCGCATTGTGTGGCATAACCTTCTACGGCTGATAATGCTTGAAAGGCCCATTTAGTCGTAGCGCTGGTCGCATTTGACGGCAGCTGAGCCACTACAGTCGCAGAAACGACAGTAGTGGATGTAAATCCTGTAATAGTACAGTACCCATACCCTGGATCTTGATATGCCCAATTGACTGCTCCGTCAGAAATAGTTCCTTCTGTATGAATTGGTTTTATTGTGCCTGTTGTGGCTGCATTAATGGCTTTATAGGTTATCCCATTGCTTCTTCTTAAGTCGTTAATCGCAATTACTTTCGCAGGCTCCCATTGTTGGGTTATAGACACAAGGGGTTGCTGTATATAGAAAGATGAACCAATGTGTGAGATATTAAAAATTGCTGCACTTGCTGTTAATGTTACTGCCCCCGTTATGCCTGTAGATGTAACAGTAGTAGCTGTGGAATTTATACTTTTAAAGGGTCCTCCAGTCAAAACAACATCAGAAATCACCCAATTTGTTGGCGCTATCCTAGAAAGTTTTTTTAATGGGTAATTTTGGTGAGAAAGGTAAACAATATCATTGGATTGAACAAAGCCTAAATTAAAACTGCCATCCGAATTGATAAGATCGGCAGCAGTATATGGAGATGCTATTTCATAAGGAACGCCAGCGCTTAATAATTGGGATTGTTGAGTGTAAAATCGAATGTAATTTTCACCAAACTCTAAGATATAGGCCTGAGTTGAGCTAAACTCAAATGGCATCAACCAAGATCTTTTGCTAGAGTCCTTGGTGGCGGCTACAAAAGCAGTTCCACCTCGACGCTTGATCGGACCTTGAATGATAGGCAGATAGTTTTCTAAAAGACTGCATCCGCTTGCGTACTTAGGAATATCTGTGCGACCTTCTATGTGATAAGAAAGCTCGCCTGAATTAAACGCATTTTGCATCGGGGTTGCGCGTGGCATTTATAACCTCGATATAATCCAAGAATCATCTGGAATATTTTGTGGTGGCCTTGAGATGGCATTAGATCTGGCAGCAAGCTTCACTGCCATCATGTAATCATCCATAGCTTGACGCGTTCCTTCTCTTGATTGTGTTATTGTGTAACAAGCCTCATACGCGAGCTTAGACGCAATAACTTCAATAAACAGATCATCAAATAAAGCGGTATCTGTAACATCTTTAACGTAGCGAATACGCAAAGGGTCACCAAAATCTGTTTCTATATTTTGGCCGGAAATCGCATAAGGGGAATCATCACCAGTAACATAGTCTGACTGACTAGGAACAATATAAATATCATTGACTTGCATTATTTTAAGAAAATCAACGGGTAGCTGGTAATTATTAGCAAAACCCCATTGTGGAGCTGTAATTATTTTTGCGAGCAGCGCCCTTTCAAGCGCAAAATTCCAAAACCTTTGAGTAAGCTCGGATTTTCTTACGGTGTCCCATAAAGCGCTCATGGTTTGAGCTGACTTTGTTCCGTCAGCCATATTCACGATGACACTGCCACCGATCTTGATTAAAGCACGGTTAACAATCTCAACTTGAGAAGCCATAAGTTAAGCCTTAACTTGATATTTATCTAAGGTCTCGATAAATGCAATAATCTTTTCTAGCGCTAATGTTGTTTGTAGCCTAGCTTGCTGACCAGACAACCCATCGGTAGCCATGGTATCCCAATCAACTGTTAGCTCAATTCTTGCTGTTGTGGCAGAGCCAGCAAGGGCTGTTACTGTATGGTCATTGTCTTGCGGGTTACATCTGTATAAGCGCGTAGCCATGTTAAACCTCTAAAGTAAAATGGGGGCCGAAACCCCCAATAAATTAAGAGCCGTTATCGACGTAGAAACACAATAATTTTACTTGTGCTGAAGCTGTAGCGGCTGCGCTTAATGTCATAGAGATATCCAGCAAGCCGCCCGGATCAGACGTAAGACCTGCTGCCTGCCAAAGCGGCTGGTCTTGCTTTGTTATTGTGTAAAGTGCTGATTGGTTTGTAACGTCAACATTGCTTGCGGCAGTAGCAATGCTTTGCGCAGTAGCAAACAAGTTAACCGATATAACTGCACCAGCCGTACCATCTAGGTTAGTTGGTCGATAAACCCCAATGCTACCAGCGCCAGAAGTTACAGCTCCATTGGTTAAATATAATTGCTGAACCATAGCCGTAGAG